TGTTATAGCTGATGTTCCAAACAAAGAGAATTAAGACTAGGTCTAAGTTTGATTTTGGGTCTAGGTCTAGGTCTGGGTCTTGGTCTGGGCCTTGGTCTTGGTCTAGGTCTGGGTCTTGGTCTTGGTCTAGGTCTAGGTCTGGGTCTTGGTCTTGGTCTAGGTCTGGGGCTTGGTCTTGGTCTGCTTGGTCTTGGTCTGGGGCTTGGTCTGGGTCTGGGAATTGGTCTGGGTCTGGGTCTTGGTCTTGGTCTGGGTCTGGGTCTAGGTCTGAGTCTAAGGCAGGAGAGTGAAGATGAAACTATACACAACTGACAAAGACTTTGACCTGTTACATCAGGCAGTGGACAAAGCAAGAAAGAATGCAAGAGAAGTAAAAGTACCTAGACAATCTATTCTAAATGTGTTAATGGATCATGCTAACTTTATCACTGCACTCAAACAACATGGAGAAGACATTGACTATCCGAATGGAAAAGGCGATTGATCTACTTGCCAAGGTGGCAGAAGATATCACTGATCCAGTTCGTTGCTATCGTCTTGCGGCAGGTGTATGGTGCAAGCATAGTCTTGTAGGTCTTGGTGTTAATTCATACAAGACTGATCCGTTTCAAGCTAAGTATGGCAAGCATGAACATGCCATACACCTGCACGCAGAGGTAGCTGCAATCAAGAACGCAGTACGAACAGTAGGTGATGACCTGTCTAGGTGTACGATGGTTGTTGTACGTGTGAAGAGAGAACATGAACGTACAAACAAATTCAAAACAACTCTTGCAAAACCATGCAAGGGATGCTATAGATGCATCGTAGAGTTTGGTCTACGTAAAGTTTATTACACAACAGAGAAAGGACTAGAACAGTTATGATCAAGGGTAGCTTTAAGATTGATGACATTGGTGTGCAACTAGAGATGCACAACGATGGACTGTATGTTGCCTTCTATCTTGATGCAGACCATGGTGTAAAACCCGTCAAGAAAATTTCTTTTGATGATCTTGCTCTTGACTATATAGATAATACAGGTCTGATGTTCAGAGAGGAAGACATTGACTATCTGTGCTTTGAACTTGGATGTACAATACACATGCTAGAAACAAAGAGTAAGTCATTAAAACCAAAACTTAAAAAGTTATTGGAAGAAGAGTATCCTGACTCTGGCTTTACGGATACCTTCTAACATGAGAGTGTTGTCACATGATCTTAAAAATTTTGTTGACGATATCTCAAGCAGAGAACTTGTACATCTTGACCCAGTAAGAGTACGTATCTATATTCAAGGTTTGATAGACAGCGAGGAAAGAAGAATGACAGACTACAAGACAGGCGTTATTCCTAATCTTATCAAAGACTTGAATGAGTTGCTTGACTTAACGAATGACATAGAACCTTCTAGCAAGCTACAGCATGATGACCTTTTCAAACTTGCAAAGGGTATATCAAATGTGAGAGACAGAATTGTTAAGGAGTTTCTAGCATGACAACAGAACTATTTATCTTAAAGAAAGAAGTTAAGATATTAAATGAACAACTGTACGAACAATACAAAAGAACGAAAGAACTTAAAGAACAGGTAAATTATTTAAAGGAAAAACTATCAGCAACTGAAGCTAAACTTGAAGAGATATCAGAAAGAAAGTTAAATGAATCCTATTAGAATATCTACCTATGAACTTTCCAAATCGTTTTGGAATAAAGTATTTGAACAGTCTTCGTCTTGGTGTGCAGAAAGGAATGAACTGTTCGACACTATGAGGATGCTTAATGAACTTGAAAAGAAAGCACAGATACCAACAGGTTCTATTCCACCGTTCAGTTGCTTCGCTTTGTATTGTCTTGCTCGTTACTTTCAGCCAAAAAATATACTAGAGATAGGAACTTATATTGGTAAGTCTACTCTGTCCATGGCACAGGGTATTGACAGAGAGGGTGTGGAGATACATACTTGTGACGTTAACAATAACATACCATTGCCATCACATACTGCCTGTAAAATTGTACAGTACAACAAACCAAGTGAAGAGATGCTGGACAGACTACTGGATAATAGTCAATTGTCTTTTGATATGGTGAACATTGATGGACGAGTTAAGAAAAATGATATTGAAAAACTATCTAAGATTCTTAAAGAAGATGCTGTCATATGTCTCGATGACTTTGAGGGTATTGAGAAGGGCGTAGCTAACTATTCATTGATGCGTTCTTCAAACCTGTTTAACAACTACACTCTAATCTATCCACCACAAGAAAGTCTTATTGCAAGTATGCAGTTCACCGGCAACTCTACCATTGCAGTAATGATACCCGTGCACCTAATTAGTTTTGTGAGCCAATAATGAAAGCTGAACTTATAAGTTACCTTGGTACTGACTTGACCGTAGTCAATGCTGCTCGTGTGTCCTTTGATAAGGAGAGTGAATGGGAAGTAAACCATAGTGTACGTAAGGAACTGTCATCGAAGGATGCTGCACTGATCCGTTACCTTGCCAAGCATGATCACTTCACACCATTCACACACTGCATGATAACTCTACGTGAAACTGTGCCTATCTTTGTTGCAAGGCAAAGGTTCAAACATACAATAGGATTTAGTTATAACGAAGTAAGTAGACGGTACGTTGATGACACACCAGAGTTTTACCTTCCTGATCTTTGGAGATTCAAAGCTGATAATGTAAAACAAGGATCACATTATACCGGGTTAACGTCACGGGAAGTTAACGATAAACTAAGAGACAAGGAAGAAGCTAATGGTCTTATCATGTATCCAGAAGAAATTTATGATGACTGTCTGAAAACATATAAGCAACTGCTCAGTATTGGGGTGTGTGCTGAACAAGCAAGGATGGTCTTACCTCAGTCTATGTACACAAGTTATTATGTTACTGGTTCTCTCTCTGCCTTTGCTCGTGCATACAAGTTACGTATTGACAAGCACGCACAAAAGGAGATACAAGAACTAGCAGAGAGTTGGAATAACATCATCAAGGATTTATTTCCTGTATCATGGAAGGCACTAACAGATGGCAAGTAAGAAAGACATAGGAACTAAGTTGAAGTTAGAACTGAACAAGCACCAACAGACAAGCATTGGTCATTCAGCTAACACTAACCCCAAGAATAAACACAAGCGTAAGAACTGGAAGAGATACAGAGGGCAGGGTAAATGAAGAACCTCTGGGAAAAGGACAGAAAGATTATCTTTCGAGAACTGTTGACAATGTATATGCAAGAAGGGTACAACAGAAAAGAAGCAAAGAAACTAGCATCAATGGAAACAGAGGAGATTATGGCAGGTGACATGGCTTTTGTCGATGACTTACTAAACAACCAAGAGGAGTAACCACTATGAAAAAGATAGCCAAACATCGTGATCCTAACTGGCGATGGATGCGTGCACTGGGACATAAGGTTGTCAAGGACAAGACACTTTACTCACGTAAACTTAAACACAAGGATAAAAAATATGTACCGTCTAGTGAACAAGACCAACAACAAGTCTGTTGATACAGGCACACTAGACGAGATGCAGGATGTTCTTGAGTCAATAAAGTCCTTGACTACCCATCTCAAGTACGCTAACAAGTTAAGCCGCAGTCAGCGTAAGCTCACTGTGTATGGCGAAAGAAACGAAACTGTTTACAGGATTGTAAAGCTATGATAAAAACAGAGAGTCACGTAGTAAAGCGCGGTCCTTGCCCTGAGTGTACATCCAGTGATGCATGTATGACATACAGTGATGGTCATTCTTGGTGTTACAGTTGTTCAACTTACTTTAAATCAAAGGATGACAGCATGTCAGAACTTCAACAGCAACACAACACGGTACGACCTATGACCATCAATGGCCAGATCACTAGCATTCCAGACCGTAAGATTTCAGAAGCTACCTGTAAGAAGTACAACGTAAGAACAGTAAGAGACAATTCAAACAAGATCATTCAGCACTGGTATCCCTACTATGATAAGGACAACAATCATGTAGGTGACAAGGTTCGTAATCTGCCCAAGGAAATTCGAACCACTGGTAATGTAGGACAAGGTATACTCTTTGGACAAAACCTATTCAATCAGGGTGGCAAGTACGTTACCATCTGTGAAGGTGAACTTGATGCACTTGCTGCATATGAAATGCTTGGCAGTAAATGGCCTGTCCTTTCCATCAAGGACGGTGCTGCATCAGCACTACGCAACTGTAAAGCAAACCTAGAATACCTGTCTCAGTACGAGAACATTGTACTTTGCTTTGACAACGACGATGCAGGGCGTAAGGCAGCAAAGCAGGTTGCTTCTCTCTTTGAACCTAACCAATGCAAGATCGTGCACCTTGAGTACAAGGATGCATGTGAGTACATTCAGAACGGTAAGCGTGAAGAGTTTACTCGTGCATGGTGGAACGCTAAGATATATACACCTGCAGGTATTCTCAATCTTGCTGACATGGGTGACGCACTGTATGAGGAAGGTAACTACAAGACCTGTCTCTATCCTTGGCACGGTATCAACGACAAGCTATATGGTATTCGTACTGGTGAACTGGTTACGTTCACTGCAGGTACAGGCACTGGTAAGTCAAGTGTGATCAGAGAACTGATGCACCATGTTCTGAACAACACAGAAGAAAACATTGGTGTTATCTCTTTGGAAGAGAATGTACGTTCAACTATCTTTCATCTCATGTCGGTCGAAGCTAACGCTCGACTGTACATCAGGGAGATACGAGAACAGTTCAGCCGTGAAGACCTGATTACATGGCAGCAAGCAACAGTAGGTACACGTAGATTCTTTGCCTTCGATCACTTTGGTAGCATGAAGACTGACGAGATACTTGGACGTATTCGCTACATGATCAAAGCCTTGGACTGCAAGTGGATATTCCTTGATCACCTGTCCATTCTTGTGTCAGGTCTGGAGGGTGACGATGAGCGTAGAAACATTGACAACCTGATGACCAAGCTACGATCTATCGTGGAAGAGACTAACGTAGCACTGCTGCTTGTCTCTCACCTACGCAGAGGCAGTGGTGACAAGGGACATGAAGACGGCAAGGAAGTTAGCCTTGCTCATCTACGTGGATCACAATCTATTGCACAGTTGTCTGATGCAGTGGTAGCTATGGAACGTGATCAGCAATCAGATGATCCTAACATTGCCAACACTACTACCATTCGCGTGCTGAAGAACAGGTACGCAGGAGATACTGGTGTTGCATGTCATCTGTTCTTTAACAAGGACACAGGACGCTTGACAGAGGTAGACAATCTAGGAGATAATGGGGAGGAAGATAACTTAGAAGAGGCACTGTAATGGATGTAGTACTGGACATTGAAACTGATTCTCTTGACGCTACACTGGTGCACTGTATCGTAGCAAAGGACAGAGAAACAGGTAAGCATCATGTGTGGAAGGGTGATCAGTGCATTGATACATTTCCCCTCTTTGCTAAACGAGTGAACAAGTTTATAATGCACAATGGGATATCGTTTGATGCACCCACTCTTAACAGACTGTTAGGTACACAGATCAAACTGTCACAGGTAGAGGACACATTGATACTGTCTCAACTAACCGATCCTGTAAGAGATAACGGTCATTCTCTTGAGGCATGGGGTGAGAAACTTCAGTTCAATAAGATTGACTTTAAAGACTTTAGCCACCTGTCTGAAGAGATGGTCACGTATTGTAAAAGAGATGTGGACATAACTGAACGGGTTTGGATTAACCTTCAACCAGACATACAAAAGATTGATCGACGTGCTATTGATCTTGAATACAAGATACGTGCGTTGGTTAGTCAGCAAGAAAGGAATGGGTTTACTCTTGATTTACAGAAAGCAACTAGCCTTATCGCACAACTACAGGACAAGTCATTTGAGTTGGAACGAGAAGTTCAAACAAGATTTATTCCTATTCCTGTGGCGATTAAAGAAATCACACCTCGTTACAAAAAAGACGGCAGTCTTTCTTCTGTGGGTCTGCGGCATATACAAGACCCAACAACAGTTGCAGGACCACACACTTCGATTGACTACCAGACATTTAACCTTGCCTCCCGTCAGCAGATCGTTAGTCGATTAGTCAAGTGTGGTTGGCAACCAGATAAGTTCACTGAAAAAGGACATGCAATCGTAGATGAATCTGTGCTTCGCGGAGTTGATATCCCTGAAGCACAGATGATTGCAGAATATCTTACATTAAAGAAACGTATTGCTCAGGTTCAGTCATGGGTTGATGCAGTACATGAGGACGGTAAAGTACATGGACAAGTTCTTACACTACGTGCTATCTCTGGTAGGATGGCACATCATTCTCCTAACATGGCACAAGTTCCTGCGTCTTACTCACCGTATGGTAAGGAGTGTAGGGAATGCTGGACTGTTGGAGATGCAGCTAATGTTCTTGTTGGTTGCGACGCTTCTTCGCTTGAGCTACGAGCATTAGCTCATTACCTTAACGATCCTTCCTTTACAAAAGAAGTTGTGGAAGGTGACATTCATACATCAAATCAAAAGGCAGCAGGACTTGATACACGTGATCAAGCCAAGACATTTATCTATGCCTTTATCTATGGTGCAGGCGCAGCAAAGATAGGACAGATCGTTGGTGGTACATCACAGGATGGTCAGCGTCTGATAGATACGTTCCTTGGTAACGTCCCTGCTCTAGCTTTGCTAAGAGAAAGGGTTGACAGGGCAAGTCAAAGAGGTTATCTTAAAGGTCTTGATGGTAGATGGTTGAAGGTTCGTAACCAACATGCAGCAGTCAATCTTCTCATTCAAGGTGCAGGTGCAGTTATCTGTAAGCAGTGGCTAGTGGAGATAAATACTCTGGTGCGTAAGCATAATGTCAATGCCAAGTTAGTTGCGTCTATTCACGATGAGTATCAGCATGAGGTATACAGACCACAGGCTGATAGATTTGGAGAGCTAACTAAACTAGCAATGAAACAAACAGAAAAGGTTTTGAAAATAAAATGTCCACTAGACAGCGAATACAAGATAGGCCAGAACTGGTCAGAAACACACTGATATATCTTGAAGATACTGAAATTAAATTGTACACTGATATAGGTCAGGCACGTTACAATAATAATAGAAAGAAAAGTGTAAAGGACACTGCTGCTAAACGAGACAAAAGTGATCCTTATAAGTTTGATATCCTTGGTGTTGCTGGAGAGTTAGCACTGTACAAAATTATTGGTGAGTATCCGAATGGTGTTATGGATATTGGTATACGTTCAATGGAGAGAGGAACTGATAAAGGAGATTTACTTATTGATGGTCTTACTGTTGACGTTAAGACAACAGATCATGTGAACGGTAGACTACTTGCTGTAAGTAATAAGTGTCTTGGAGTTATTGATCTATTTGCCTTGGTCATAAAGATATCTGATGATTACTTTATTCTAAGAGGATTTTACCCATGCCATCTGCTCATCAAGGAAGAGAACTTCAATAGAGCAGACGGTAAGTTTGTTAGACCCTGTTACAATGTAGGACAAGAGGAGTTGATGGACTATGACGAAGCAGTAAAAAAGTTACAACCACTGAAAAAAAGTGCTTGACTCTGTGAATGTGATCAGGCATAATTCGCAAATCGTTGAATGAAAAGCCACATGGTGTGGCGATTAAACCTAGAAAGGAAAACTAACATGAGTGATGTACATATTATTTCTGGCAAGGCTTATTGGGCAAGTGTAATTTCTCCCAATACAACTTACGAACCAGTATACTCTGTCGATGTTTGTTTAGATGAGGATACTAAAAGTTTGATTGAAAGCCTTGGTCTTACCGTACAGAATAAGGGCGATGATCGTGGAGACTTTGTAAAGATCAAGCGCAAGGTTTACAAGCGTGATGGTTCAGAACGTCCTTCTCCAATCGTTAAAGACTCACAGAATAATAATTGGGACGGTAGTCTTATTGGCAACGGAAGCATGGTCAATGTTAAGTTTGCTACGTATGAGTGGGAGTACAACAAGAAGAAGGGCGTAGCTTCTGACCTGATGGCTTTACAAGTCGTAGACCTTGTAGAGTACGGTGACAATAAGGATTTCTCTGCAGTAGAGGGTGGTTATACTGTAGGAAATAACTTAGATACGGGTGAAGAAATTCCGTTCTAACCGTCCCTACACACGGGGTTGTCACTTACTTAGGACAACGATTGCTGACAGGTGTGGAGAGGGACTGTCAGATTATATAACCAACTCAACAAAGGAACTAGACTATGACTAATGAAGGTAAACTAATTGGTGCACTACGTAAGCGTATGCGTGTTACACGTAAGACTGCTATCCAACATGGATGGTCAGAGAACTTAACTGCAGATATCTCACGTCTTCGTAACCGTGGGTATGACATTGCTACTGTCACTGCTAAAACACCATCAGGTGAACCGTATACTCGCTATCGTTTGGTGGGTGAACCACAAGCAGCAGCGTAATTAAAATGACAACAGCACAGAAAACAATTGATACTTTGGTAGAGGACATTTACAGTCTATTCACCAGTGATGAACCTACAAAGATTCCTGCTACTGCTCTGCAGGAACTAGCGAAGGATGTTACTGATGCTGTTGTCGATGCTCTTACTGAGGAAAGAAAGCCAAGAAATAATTTAAGGCTGTCAATGATTGGTCAACCAGCACGTAAGACATGGTACTCTGTCAGATCAACTGAACAGGAAGAACTGGCTGGTTCTGACTACATCAAGTTTCTTTATGGAGATATCCTTGAAGCACTTCTTGTCTTTCTTTCTAAAGTATCCGGACATAAAGTTACTGACCAACAGAAGCAGGTAGTATTGAATGACGTTGTTGGTCATCAGGATGCAGTAGTTGATGGTGTGCTTGTTGACTTTAAGAGTGCGTCTTCCTTCTCCTTCAAGAAGTTTACTGAAGGAAAAATATTTAAGGAAGACCCGTTTGGTTATGTGGCACAGCTATCTGCATATGCTCAAGCAAACAATGTAAGGGAAGCAGGCTGGGTAGTTATCGATAAGACAACAGGAGAGATTGCTTACTGTCCTGTTCACCATATGGATATGATAAATGCAGAAGAAAAAATTAACTACTTACGACAAGCTATCGACAGTGACAAGCCACCTTCTCGCTGCTATGATGCTGTGCCTGATGGCCAGTCTGGGAATATGCGTCTGGATACTGGGTGTAATTATTGCTCTCATAAGTTTGATTGCTGGTCTGATGCGAATGGTGGCAAGGGACTACGTTCATTCCAATATGCGACGTATGTCAAACATCTAACACATGTAGAACGTGAACCTAATGTCCCAGAACTATAGATTCAGATCACGATCAGAAAGAAGAGCAGCAGACTACCTTATAAATTTAGACATTGACTTTGAGTTTGAACCACACTACATTCCGTACATGTGGATCGAGTCAAAGAAATATCTTCCTGACTTTATTCTTCCATCTGGTATTATACTAGAGGTGAAGGGTAGGTTCACACTAGAAGACAGAAAGAAACATCTTTTTCTTAGGCAGTCTAATCCTGACTTGGATGTAAGATTTGTATTCGATAACCCTAACAAGAAATTAAACAAAGGAGCAAAGACTACCTATGCAGACTGGTGTAACAAGAACGACTTTGTGTTTTGTAAACTCTCTGATGGTATTCCTGACAGTTGGCTAGATGAGAGAGGGAACAGAAAAGTTTCTGGTAGAAGTGGAAAGTCTCGTAGAAAACAAAACAACAAGTCCTGAACAGATAATGTTTCTTGGTGTTGTCTTACAGGCAATGCTTGATGCTACCAAACCAGAAAATAATAGAGAATCAGTAGAATCTAAGATAGCACGTGATGCTGCAAAGGCATGGTTCTTTGCCTCTGTAGGTGTTACTGCTGAAGATTTTAGTACTGTCTGTGATATAGCAGGTGTGGATGCAGACTATGTTCGTAGCTTTGCATTCAAAGTTCTTAAATCTAAGGAGATTAAATATGTTCGTAGGCGTATCAATGCCGTCCTTACCTTTGACTAGGAGAGATACTATGGAAAGAGATGCAGAGATTACTAAGCTATACTCAGAACTTCCTAACTTTAGGTTTGATGAGTCAGAATATATAGACGAGATGCATGAATACATTTCGTCTACTTATACAGAACATTATGCCAAGGGTAAATATCAAGCCACTGATATCATCCTTGACAGTGGACATGGCGAGGGTTTTGTCATGGGTAACATATTGAAATACTGGAAGAGATATGGTAACAAGGAAGGAAAGAACAGGAAGGACTTGCTAAAGATTATCCACTATGCGATAATCATGCTTTATGTCCACGATCAAGTAACCAAGGGAGAATAAAGTATATGCCTACTTTTCGATCTAATGAAAACCCTATGTTCCGTTCCAAGTTTAGTGAAGATATCTTCAAACATAAGTACGCACACCATGGCTGTGAAACATGGTCAAGTCTAGCTTCAGTTCTTGTTGATGATGTATGCAGTCCTTATCTCAAGGAAGACGAGAAGGAACAGCTAAAGGAATACATTACTGACTTGAAGTTTATTCCCGGTGGTAGGTACTTATACTACGCTGGCCGACCTAACAAGTTCTTCAACAACTGTTACTTACTACGAGCAGAAGAAGATACACGGGAAGACTGGGCAAACCTTTCATGGAAGGCAGAGTCATGTCTGATGACAGGTGGTGGTATTGGCGTAGACTATTCTGTCTACCGTGAAGAGGGAAGAGTACTGGCAGGTACTGGCGGTCTTTCTTCTGGACCTATTCCAAAGATGTTGATGATCAACGAGATTGGCAGACGGGTTATGCAGGGTGGTAGCAGACGATCTGCTATCTATGCCAGTCTTAACTGGAAACATGCTGATGTAGAAAAGTTTCTTACCAGCAAGAACTGGTATGACATGCCCGTTGGTAACACAGGTTTTACTATCGGTCAGATAAAGGAACAAGATTTTAATTACATAGCTCCGCTGGACATGACAAACATCAGCGTGAACTACGATACTGAATGGTTAATTAACTACTGGGAGACAGGAGATGTTGGGAATACATTTAAGCAGAATGTTCGTCAAGCACTGCGCACCGCTGAACCGGGATTTTCGTTTAACTTTTTCGACAAAGAAAATGAAACACTCCGTAATGCGTGCACTGAAGTTACTTCGGAAGACGATTCGGACGTATGTAACTTAGGATCAATCAACCTTGGTAGAGTAGACAACCTTCAAGAGTTTAAGGATATCGTTACTCTAGCCACTAAGTTTCTTATGTGCGGTACATTCAAGGCAAAGCTGCCTTACGAAAAGGTATACGATGTACGTATTAAAAATCGTAGGCTTGGTCTTGGTTTGATGGGTATGCATGAGTGGTTGATCAAGCGTAGTTACAAGTACGAGGTAACACCTGAACTGCATAAGTGGTTGGGTGTATACAAGGGTATTAGTGATGAAGTTTCAAAGAAGACTGCAAGTGAGTTTGATTGCAGCACACCAGTAGCTAACCGTGCTATTGCACCAACAGGAAGCATTGGTATTCTTGCAGGTACAAGTACGGGTGTTGAACCTATCTTTGCTGTTGCTTACAAGCGACGGTACTTGAAGGGAGGAACACGTTGGCACTA